CTCCTGAAAACGATAATAAGGAACAGCTTGTTCTGTCTTTTTTTCGTCTTGACTGACTTGAGGATCTTTTACAGCTTCCTCTACGGCTGTATTCTGTGTTTCTTCAGACATTTTTACTCCTTATGTGGATTATATTATGGTATTAAGTTAATTATGAATTAAATTAATGACAATTAGAATGTCAAAGAAAATAAAAGAGTTTGAGTTCAAGCAAAAATGGTTTGATTATATGAAATACAAACCACACGCAGGACAAAGAAAGTTACATTTCCCTGACAAACCTGACGCATCTTATTTCGTAAATATCTGTGGTAGAAGATATGGTAAAACTACTGCAGCGTTCCGAGAAGCTGAATTTTACGCAGCACAACCTAATAAAAAAATATGGCTAGTAGGACTATCGTATAAAAAGTCACGATTGATGTTTAGAGAAATCTGGAAAGATATGGTTGCAGGTAAAGCAAACGATATTGATAGAGCATCAGAAAAAGAACAGTATATTAAGTTTAAATGGGGAACTACCGTTGAAGGAATGTCTTGCGAAAATCCAGACTCATTGGTTGGAGAAGGTGTAGATTTATTAATTATAGACGAGGCAGCAAAAATGCCAAGAAGAATATGGGATATGTATTTATCTCCTACTCTTGTAGATAGAAAAGGAAAAGCTATATTTATTACAACACCTGAAGGGTTTAATTGGATTTATGATTTATTTCTTTTAGGGCAAACTGATCCTCAATGGTATTCGCATCAATCTCCCAGTTGGGAAAATCAATATGCGTTTCCAGAAGGAAAGAAAGATTCTTTTATCCAGGAACGAAAAAGAAATATGTCCAAAGAATTGTTTGATCAGGAGTTTGCAGCAAAGTTTACTTCGATGGAAGGAAGAGTATATCCGTTTGACAGAGAGGTAGATATGGGAGAAGTTCCATATCAGGAAAATTTACCAACCTATTGTTCAATGGACTTTGGATTTAGAATGCCTTCTGTACTATGGTTTCAAACATTTAAGCAAGATGGAAACTGGCATATTAATATTATCGATGAAATAATTCACGAAAGAAATATTCCAACAGACAAACTTGCAGAGATGATAAAGAAAAAAAATTATCCAGTCATTACCTACTACGGAGATCCAGCAGGTAGTTTTGTTCAAGGACAGTCTGGAATGGGAGATATTCATATATTACGCAGACACGGAATTTATGTAGAGTATCGTATGGACAGATTATCTCGAGATATTCAAGCAGGTGTAAGTTATTGTCGTGGATTTTTCGAAAATGCTGATGGATTGAGAAGAATAAAAGTAGATAAGAAGTGCGTAGGCATTGCAGAGGACTTCGAAGGATATAGATTCCCAGAAGCTGTGGAAGGAAAATCAATTTCTAATAATCCTATCAAGGACGGATATTATGAACACGGTTGCGATGCTTTCAGATATTTTATATTGAATAGATTCCCAATTAGAAGTAATTTCATTGGAAGAATATCACGATAAAAGGAATACTTTAATGGTTTTAACAGCACGAGAAATTATACAAGATTCACTAACTAACTTTAAAGAAGAACAAGCTAAAGCTCGTAGAGAAGAAGTAAGAAAGTTTTTAGATTACTATTCTGGATCATTGACTGAACAATATATCGAAGGATATTTTAAATCTGACGCATTCCAAGAGATTCCTCATTACAATACTAACATCGTGAAAAAATTCGTCAATCGTATGTCCAAGATTTATACCATCGGTGCAAAAAGAAATGTAAATGATAAATATTTAGATTATACCATTGTTAAGAATGCTCGTATGAAGCAAATGGAACGAATGACTCGTTTGCTTGGTACTTGTGCAACTTATGTAATGTATGATGAAGAAGAACAAAGATTTGAATATCGTCCTATTTATTATTTTGAGCCGTACTTTGGAGATAATCCATACAAGCCAGAATCTATTGTATATCCAATGATGCAAGGACACGCTGATATTTCTGATACAGAAGAACTAATGTATGCTTATTGGGATAAAGAAACCCACATTAAATTTAATGAAAACGGAGATATACTTGAGGAAATTCAACACAATTTAGGCGTTTTGCCTTTTGTATTTACACACAGAGAAGAACAATTAGATTCTTTTTTTGTTGAAGGTGCATCTGATTTAATATCTGCAAACGAACATATCAATATCACAATGACTGAAATGCAACTAGGATTAAGATTCCAAATGTTTGGACAGCCAGTAGTAACTGGACTTATATCTGACAACTCAAATGTAAGAGCAGGATCAGACGAAATTCTTACTTTGCCTGAAGGAAGCAGCTATAACATTGTTTCTCCAGAAGGTAATGTAGAAGCTGTAATTGAAAATATTAAGTGGCAGATTGAACTTGTAGCATTAAATAATCATTTGTTTGTTACCTTCGCACAATCAGGTGGAGAAGTACCAAGTGGTATTTCTTTGATGATTAAAGACTTAGAACGCCACGAAGATTTTATCGATGATAAAGAATTATATCGTCAATACGAAAAAGAGTTTTACAAGGTAGAATACGCAATATCACAAGTAAATAATCTTGGACTCCCAGAAGTTTCTCAATTTAAAGTAGACTTTTCTGAGGTTGAATATCCTATGACTACTCAAGATAAGATTATGTTAAACGAATATAAACTAAAACATAATCTCACAACTCAAGCACAATTATTAGCAGATGAGAATAAAGATTTAACTATTTCTGATGCACAGCAAATCATTGAAGAAAATAAATCTATAAATCAAGTAGAGATAGTAGAAGATGAAGCTGATACAGAAGATCAGAATTAATTTTAATTTTAACAAGGTTACTGGAGAAGCATTCAATACAAATCTTCTTTCTTCTCTTGAGGGTTTAGCAATCTTTGCCAAAAACAAAGTCAAGCAAACATTCAAAACACAAAAAGATATTAATGGTAAAAAATATGCACCATCGACCTATAAATATCTAGCTATAAAGCACGATCATAATGAGTCTAAAATTAAAAATAATAAAATTATGACAGATACTGGAGAACTGGAAAGAAGCATTAATTATGGGATAGATGAAGTAAATCTTGCCTCTGCTGTTGGAACAGAGCTTGGAAAATACGAACAACACCTGGAAAGCAAAGTATCTGGAGTAATGAGAGATGATAAACCGTACAAAGGATATATGGGAGATTATGCTAAAGTTCCACAAAGAAAATTCTTTTTTACCTCCGATGAAGAAGCGTTTGAAATTATGGAAGAAAAGATAGAAGCAGAAATAAATGGGTTTTTCAAAGAATTTATAAGGAATCTTTCAACTAGTATGCGTAAACTAGGAGAATGAAAGATCTGATTCAGAAATTATATTTAATGATTGTAGAGCTAAGAGAAATCTCTGAAGCTAATAACGAACTACTAGGGTTTTTATGTATGAAAATAGCACCGAATAAAACATCAACAAAAGAAATAGACAAAAGCGATATAGCTTATATCTCAATGGAAATGTCAGAATTGTATGAAAAATATGATATTATGCCTGAAGATTTTGGCGTTGCTTAGATTCTAGCTCTTCTAATTTTTTTAACCATTTTCTTCTTTCACTATTCGTAGGACGTCGTGATGGTAATGGTTTTAATCCAATCTTTTTAGCTCGTTGTAATAAAGCATATCTACTTGCTCTATCTTCTCTAAGTTTTTCTTGAGATGGTTTTTTACCTTTTTTGATTCTTTCTACTGCTTTCTTTTCACTCATTTCTCTTTTTCTCGGTTTGTCGTTTTCTGGATTTCTTTCTGGAAGAGTTTCTAGTATTTGAGTAACCTCTTCACTTTCAGCATCAATAATATCTTTTGCATCAATCTCCTCTGCTTTTAAAAACTTTTCGAATGGGCTATCTACGGTTACATTGATGTTTTTGACTAGTTTGCCTGAATGTTCTAAAACAAGACGCCCTGCCTGGACATTACCTTCAACTGCCTCCCTAATCATACTATCTAACACCATTGGCAGCTTAGAGTTGAAAGAAACCATATATTTTTTATAGTATAAATCAATAAACCTATCATCTGCAAACCAGCTATGTATTGTAGATTCTCCCAGCTTCAAATGTTCTGCTAATTCTTTTTTAGACAATTCTGGATTGTGGATCAATAAATCAATAGCAGCCATTTGATTGGCTTTCTTTAGCTCAAGATTGCTCATTTACCTTGTCCTCTATATTTTTTCTTGTAGTATTTTTTAGATTTCTTGTTTCCGTACTTAGTATTATGGCTCATACCTTGTCGAGTTTTTTTAGCACCATTTGACTTCCTAGTGCGATCTTTAAATAATGATTTCCTCATTTTTTATAGACTTTTTCTGCTCCTGCAATTCCAAATGAGCCAAGTGTAACCCAGACAAACGAGTTATAGATATAGTCGTTTACCATTAACTCTATTCCAACAATACCCATTGCTAAATCCACGATGCCAAATACACACATCAACGCAAAGGATAGAAACCCAATAATATTTTTTTCATTGTATTCGTTTTTATCTTTAAATAATTCCCACATAGTTTACCCCTTTAGGTATTTAAATTTTCTCTTAAATGGATTACCTTTCAATTTTTGCTTTACGGACTTCTTTTTCATTCCATAAAGACGCTTTGGTATAAAATTTCTTGCTGATGATACAGTTACATTCATTTGTGTCTTTTCTGTATTGGAAAGTTTGCATATAAGGAAGCTCCTTTATGCTTTTTAAACTTACCACTATGTTTCATCAATGAGTATTTACCAC